GAAATCGGTGCATCAGCTGACGCCATTGATGGTGTTAATGCTATTGCTCGTGCTCTCCAGACGTCGGACGGCTCAGACGAGATTCTTGTCTCTGCATGTGTTCGTCACTAGAGAGTAAGCCAAAGTAATTTGGTAGTCAGGGTGTCGTCGGGTCGCCAGTCGTTCCGACGACACCCTTTTTTTATGAGGTAAGTATGGCAACCAGAGAATGTCAAAAGTGTTTTGTGGATTTTCCTTTGACGGATGATTATTTCCACAAAGATCGTACAAAAGAAGCAGGCTATAAGATGGTCTGCAAGATGTGCCGTGCTGAACAGCATAAGGCAAAAGAAGACAAGAAGATTGATGAACGCATTAAGAAACTTGAGACGAATGGCATTAAGGTTCTTGATGAATTAGTGTCAGGCGGAAGTAATATACCGCACATGGCAGAGACGTTTCAGCATATAATTTCTGCCTTCGGTGGCTCCATTGGATTTGCACAGCACTTCCTTGGAAACTACTTAAGTACCGAACCGGGCAGTGCTACCCGGCAGAAGATGTTGAACATGGTGTTACAGTTAAATGTAAAGGTATCAGACTCAGGTGCTGCACAACGTAGCCTTGAAGAAATTACCGATGAAGAGTTGGATCTAGAGATCCAGAAGACAGCAAGAGCGTTATTGCTGGAAGTACCTATAGAGAACGTGGAAGTTTCGGAAGAGGTAGATGCAGGACAACTCGACTAACATCCCGGATGCGGTCTACAACCAGCATGCCACTGAGCACCAGAAGTCGGAGTTGCGTGCGCTACATGCCGAGCGTGCTCGACGCCGGGTGGAAGCCCTGCGTCTCTATGAACCCCTGCCCTTTCAAGAGAGGTTTCATTCATGCATGTCCAAAGAGTGCCTGATACAGGCAGGAAACCAAGTGGGCAAGAGTCTGTGCGCATTTGTGGAAGATGCTCGTGCTGTGACTGGGCAAGATCCTTACGACAAATATCCAAAAGAAAACGGAGTTCTAGTGTGTCTTGGGATGGACGAGGGGCACATCGGAAGAACAATTCATAAGTACCTGTTTAGACCGGGTGCTTTTAAGATTATCAAAGACAGGGAAACAGGGGAGTGGCGTTCTTGGAAGCCTTGGATTGAGGGTGATTGGAAGCGTAAGAAAACTACTCGACCTGCTCCTCCGCTGGTTCCAGAGAGAATGGTTAAGAAGTGGGCATGGAAGAAGCGTGCCCAGAATGTATTTGAAATGTGTGAACTAAAGAACGGATGGACTATATATGCCATGGGTTCTAAGGGGGAGCCTGCTCAGGGTTTCCAAGCTGACTTAGTGCATATTGATGAAGATCTCGAACGTCCTGAATGGTACGACGAAATGATTGCTCGTCTATCTATGCGGGACGGAAAGCTAAGGTGGTCTGCTTTGCCACACGCTAAAAATGATGCCATCATCAATCTTAATGAGCGTGCAGATGATGAGAAGAATCTAGAGAAGCCAAGTACGGTAGTCATCCGTGCAACTATCTTTGACAACCCATTTATGCCAGAGCAGGTCAAGCAGGAGAATATTAAGCGTTGGCGTAAGAAGGGTGAGGATGAGTACCGGAAGCGTGCTCTCGGTGAGATGGTTACGGACAGCGTACTTATGTACCCGACTTTCTCAAAGGATGTGCATAATGCTATCCGTTTTGAAGACCCACGCACCGCAGTGCAAAAGGTCCTTGCGGATAACCAAGGAGAACCCCCAGAGGATTGGTGTCGCTACATGGTAGTTGATCCGGGGCATAGCGTTTGTGCTGTAACTTTCTGGGGAGTACCCCCGGAGACATATGGTGACTATGTTATTTGTTACGACGAGTTATACTTGCAACAGTGTAACGCTCGACAATTTGCTGAGGCTGTGGAGTTTAAAACCCGGGGGAGAGTGTTCCAGTCGTTTATAATTGATGCTCACGGTGGACGGATACGGGAAATCGGTAGTGGTGTTTTGCCTCGAATACAATATAGTCAGGAACTAGAGGACAGGGGCGTGCGAAGTGTCGAGACGGGGAGTAACTTTCGTGCCGGTAGCGATGACATTAAGGGTCGTGAAATGAGGCTAAGGGACTGGCTGCACGTTCGTGACTCAGGAACACCAAAGATGTTGGTTAGTATTGTTAAGTGCCCTAACCTTATCCGAGAGTTCTACCGTTTTAAGAAGAAGGTTATTAACGGGTTTGTTACCGATGACGGCAATCGTCGTGGTAACTGCCATGCCATTGAGACTTGTGAGTATGCGGCTGCTCATGGATTGCGGTATATAAAACCAAAGAAGTTACAGAAAGATGCATCTCGTGTTGGTAAGATATTGCGGGAGCGTGCACGCAGGTCGAGACAACGAGATATAAATGCGAAGATACAGAGCGGAGATGGTTTCCGCTCTTATATTAACTTAGGCCCCTCGGGAGATTAATAATGAACGTACCTACCCTAGAAGAAATCCAAAGTTTTAACATGCCATCAGTGCGTGTTGGAACCCCGGTGGAATTCTATACTACAGGGACACGAGAAGGTACGGAGCCACGGATCGGCTTTGTGTTGCGTATATCGCGCTCAGGTCGAAACGTGGTCGTCCGTACAGCAGAGGGGGGGCACTTTGATGCTGTCCGCCATATTGCTGACCCCAAGCTACAACTTAACGCTGATCAGCGTGAGAATGGTGCTTGGGACTTCACGGAGTTCTACAAGGCAGAACTAGAAGAGCGTCGCAACGTCATGGAGCGTCTTGAGGCACTGGAGGGAACCGGCCCTGCGCCTGAAAACAAGATTGCGGCTATTGTAAATATTCCAGAAGAGCCTGAATCTGAGACAGTTGAGGAAACTTATTCAGGGCTTCGAGAGCGAGCCATAGAACTTGGAATTGAATTCAAAGGCAATCCTAAGCGAAAATGGCTTGAGATAAAGATTGGTGAAGCAACAAGCCAACCTGTTGGTTAATTTCATAGGGAAGTAAGTGATGCCAAGCTGGGACGACACAAATCACCCAATGGCGGCGATATGTTCGCAGTGGATGCAGAAGATCAAGGATGCCCAAAAAGTCAAACAGGAAAAGTTTGGCCGTTACGCCGATGAGGCGATGAAGTTTTTTGATGGCTCCCATGATTGGATGTGGAAAGGCGAGTATGCTAAAGCCCCGGGTGGGTTCCTTGATAAAGAGGCGCAGGGGGCGTTGCCTAACTTCAGGATGACTGTTAATAGGGTCTTCGAGGCCGTAGCTTTATTTGGGCCGGTGCTATACCACCGCAACCCAGTGATACAAGTTACGCCTCGGATTGGCCCTGATATAGCACCTGAGGCGTTAGGAATTAATCCTGCGGACCAGATGATGTCTCAAAGCTATGATCATTTTCTAACGCAGGAAAGTTTCATACGCGAGATTAAGCGGACGCACTCTAGTATCAAGGAGCATTACCTGAACTGGTTGCAGCATGAAGCTGACAAGAAGGTTCAGGCGAGGCGTGCAATTACCGAAGCGATCATCAAGGGTATGTCACTCTTGTGGACTGATATACATCAGCCTAAAGGTTCGGCTATCCGTTATCCCAAGAGCCACTATGTGTCAGTTGATGACTTTGTTGTCGATCCAGATGCAGAGTATTGGGAAGATATCACATGGGTTGCTCGTCGTGTCTGTCATCCAGTTTGGAGAGTAGATCGGAAGTACAACCTTGATGGCAAGCTATCCGGCAATCTCGCTTCCAAGGCTGCACAGGGCGAGACTTATGCTAAAGGCCGTCGTCCCTCATCCGGTGAGAAGAAGTCAGGCAAGACATTTGACCTGATCGAATACTGGGAGGTCTATACAAAATGCGGGTTTGGGGATCGTCTGAAGCTAGCAAATCGTGCTGATGGTCAGAGCAAGTACGATTGGGAGCAGTTTGGTGACTTCTGTTTCCTTGCTGTGTCTGAGGATGTCCCCTTCCCGCTAAATTTACCTTCGTGGGATTTAGACAAGAAGTCGTTTGATGAAGCCTTTATGCAAGTGCAATGGCCTATCCCGTTTTGGACGGACGGTGGCTGGCCATTCTCACGCCTTCACTTCCACGATAAACCGAAGGAAGTGTGGCCGATATCCTTGATTAAACCAGCGATTGGTGAACTACGTTTTGTTAACTGGTGCATGTCATTCCTTGCTGACAAGGTGGCTGCCTCAAGCACAACGTATGTGGCGATTGCCAAGGCTGCTGGTGCCGAAATTCAAGATCAGATTAAATCTGGTTTAGGTCCGTATACACATATAGAAATTAGTGACATATTTGGGAAGAGCGTTCAGGACGTTGTTTCGTTCCTTGATGCTCCCCAATTTAATGTCGAGATCTGGAACATGGTACGCCAAGTTCTGGACATGATTGATAAAAGAACGGGCTTAACAGAATTAATCTATGGTCTTGCCGGTCCAACTCAAATCAGGTCGGCTGCTGAGGCTGAAATCAGGAATCAGAATGTTTCTATTCGTCCTGATGATATGAGCAGTCAGGTTGAAGACTGGTTGAGCAATTGTGCTTTGAAGGAGATGGAGGCGGCTGAATGGACGCTAAGTGCCGACGATGTATTTCCGGTATTGGGTGCATCGGCTGCTTATCTTTGGACAAAGCAAATTAAAACGCAAGCCTTTGACAGGGTTGTGCGTGACTACGATTACCGTGTTGAGGCGGGAAGTGCACGTAAGCCTAACAAAGTTAATCGGGTTCGTCAGCTTAATGAGTTTGCCCAGATTGCAATGCCTAACTTACAGCAGTTTGCTGCACAGGGAATTGTGGAGCCTTACAATGCACTCATAGAAGATTGGGCAAAAGCTAACGACTTAGATCCAAGTCGCTATATGGTGACGGGTCAAGTTATTGAGCAGGCGCAGGAGCCTAGTCCTGACGAGCAGCAACAGCAGCAGCAACAGATGCAGATGCAGCAACAGCAGATGCAAGCCCAGCAGCAGGCAGTGCAAGCTGAGCAGCAGGCAGCGCAAGCTGAACAGCAGGTTGAGTTACAGTTAAAGCAGCTTGATATGCAGAGTAAACAGTTAGACATGCAGGGTAAGCAAATGGACTTAGAGGTCAAGAAGCAGACTCTGGAACTAGATAAGCAGAAGGCACAGATGGAACTTGATTTCATGCGAGCCAAGAAAGAAGAGGACTAGTATGCCAAAAGTAGGAGATAAGACTTTTCCTTATACCGAAGAAGGTATGCGGATGGCTGAAGAATATTCCCAGATGACCGGACTCCCCATCGAGTATGAAGGTGAAGGTGGTCCTAGTGATTTGGGCGATGCTTTAATGGGAGGCGAGAATGAGCCACGATAGGTACAGAATGGAATGTGCTGAATACGGTCCTGACTGTCTAGCCTTTTATGATCGCTTGATTGATGAAGGGAACAACCCGGGCTTTGCTGCAATGCTGGCCATGCGGAAGCCGTGCGGAACAAAGGGTACTGAGCGTGCTTTCCTTGAGGGTAGTCATCATTGGGCAGATAAACTGAATAGTGATAACGCCGAGTATATTCTTGGTGCTGCTAAGAAGGCTGGTATACCAACGGCTGGCAAAGTATATAAGGGCGGTCTAGGCCGACCGGATGATGCCCTAGCGTGGGTATCCACGATAGATGACGTTAAGGCGGCATGTAAAAAGAAGGGATACTCTTGTGAGGGGGCGGTTAGTTACAAGGCACCTGAACGCCAATTTAAAAAGAAGCGCATGGGTGAAGATGTTGTGCAAGATTACATGGCACGTGAAGTTGAAAAAGATCCTTCAATACCTCACAGCAAGAAGAAGATGAAGAATTTGCGTTCACAGGTTATCGAGAAACACAGCAAGAAGAATTTATGAAACAGCCTGATCACACATCAGCTATGCGTTCTGCGGAACTGGACCCGTTATATAACAGTGGTCCTTTCAGTGCACTGGCGCGTACTCTGGGCATGACAGGCCCGGAGGCTGTTTCCGAGATAACACGTAACCCATTGCACTATTCTCCTACGGAAAGCAGGAGTGCTCGTAATGCGGAGCGTGTGATTCGCCAATTACAACGCAGTGCAAAACCTAAGAATGACATAATCGGAACCCCAAGGAGAACGTAATGCCTCTACCTCCAGAACTCGGTGCCCAGATGGCCTCTGCCTTACAGGGACCTCCACGACAGCCTCCACCAATGGCACCTCGGCAGATGGGTCCGCCGCAGCAGGCGGGTCCACCTCCTGTAGATCCGGCTATGATGTCGATGATGATTCTGGATAAGATGCAGAAGAATCAGATTAGGGAACTGACTCAGGGTGCCAACCCTTATCAGCAGCAGATATCAATGGCACCGCCTATATCTCCTGTGAATCAGGGAATGCCGATGCCACAACCACCACAGATGCCACCACAAGGTCCACCACAAGGTCCTCCGCCAATGGGTCCTCCGCCAATGGGTCCTCCACAACCTCCTATGATGGGATAAGAACTAATGGATGATGGTGTATTAACATACAGTGATTTACTTGACTACATAACATCCCTGAATGATGGCGGTGCACGTAGCAAGGATCTTCGCGTGTACAAGGAATCAATCCTTGGGTCTTATCGAGACCTGAGCATGACAGCTGAGTGGGACTACTATCTTGGTGAAGGTCGTATTGATCTAGTGGCGAACTACAATACCGGGACGGTTGCATATGATCACACGGGCGGGGCTAATGAGCGTCAGCTTACGCTTACTGGTGGTACGTGGCCAACGTGGATTAAGTTTGGTAGGGTTCGATTTAATGAGACGGTTTATAAGGTAGAGAGTCGTGTGTCTAGCACCATCATTACGCTGGATAGTGTATTTAATCCGGGGGAAGATGTCGCCTCTAGCACGACGTATGAATCGTATCGCAGTGTTTACTCTCTCCCGTCTGATATGTGGCGTCTGTATGACGTTGCTGTAGAAAAAAGCTACTGGGTAACATATTATATTAGCCCTACAGAGTGGCTTCAGAGAGAGCGTTTTGTTCAGTCCTTTGGTCAGACATGGGCGTGGACTATCATGCGGGACCCTGATAACGACAATCTATGGGCGTTGTGGGTCGATCCCAGCCCTGAAACAGCAGAGCCTCTCGGTTTCATTTACCGTCGTCGTCCCAGAACACTCCGCTGGGCAGGGGTAGAAACCGAGGCACGGACCTATACTGCGTCAGGATCGTCCGGTGCAAGTACCTTGACGACTAGCACTGGTCTTCCAAGTAGTATGGTTGGTTCGGTTATTCGTCTTAGTTCGGACACTACTACTCATCCGACAGGTCTTGCCGGTGATAACCCATATAATGAGCAGCATAAGATTACTGCCATTTCCGGCACTACAGTGACCATTGATGGCACTCTTGGTCAGGCTTATACCTCGACTAAGATTGTCGTCTCTGACCCTGTAGATATGACCGAGACTATGATCGAGGCTCTGAAAGCACAAGTAGAGTATCGTCTTGCACGTATGTCAAATGACACCCGGGATGTTTCTATGAATAAGCAGGTAGCTGACATGGAATTGAGGCGTGCGTTGGAAGCCGAAGCACGTCATTGGTCAAGTATTGGCCGGGGACGCCAGAGTCGGTATCACTACCTATTCAGACACTTAGAGTCAACTATTACTACGGACAGCTAGTATGCCACGTATCAGTGATTTTTTGGGTCAGGTGTCTGATGCGGATGCCACAGACTCTCCTGCCGGTTCATCTGTATCACAGAACAATGTTAGTACATTAGTTCAGGGTAAATTGCAGGTGCGTGGTGGCATTCAGCCCGCCACATTTACCAGCACATCTACGATTTCATCCAGTAATTTCCATACATTCCAACGCCTGTGTTTTTGCAAAACACGTCAGGGTGACCTCATTGGTGTTAATGGGATCGACAGGGGTTTTCGTTGGGATGGCATAACATCCAATGTCGAGCAGCTTGGCATTACTGCACCATCAGCGGGTCCTAGTATTGCCACTCCATCCATCAGTGCAGCCGGTAAGGGTGGTGCCATTACGGGCATTGCTAATAGCGGTGGAAAGTACGAAATCACTAGCAATGGCCATGACATGTCGAATGGTGAGAGGGTTCGCATTGGAAATGTAACAGCCACAGGTGGGATGGCAAACGCTTTAAACGCACAGACATTTACAATTGAGGGTGTTACGACGAATACTTTCACCCTAACTAACACATCATTTGACGGCACTTACACTTCGGGTGGGACTTGGTGCGAAGATGGGTTTGGTGCAACAGCTGGTACATACGTGTGTGGTGTCAGGTATACGGACGATACCACCACTCCAGTCCCAAGCAGCATGTCGGTTCTTACTACAGTGACTGCTGAAGAGACAGATCAGTTTGACTGGTCAAGCATTGCTACCACCACTGAGGCTCGTGTTTCAGGAACAGGCAAGGTTGAGTTGTGGAGAAGTACAGCTGGCGTTACTAATGTGTTATTTAAGGTGCATACCGTTGATTATTCCGGTTCGATTACCTTCAATGATCAGGTAGATGACAACACGCTTAATCTTAGTTCAGATGATGATACGATTCTTGTTCTGGCGAATCCCCCGGTGGACAACAGCCTTGTTGCGAGACGCTTTGAGCCACCGCCGAATGACCGGCCAGTAGTTGTTCAGTTCCAAGATCGCTACTTTTACCTTGGAAATGTGGATTACAACAGGGGTACAGTGGCTACCAACGGTTCGACTACCATTACGGGAACGAGCACGGATTGGGTTGCGACGATGGTGGGTCGTTATATAGAGATTTCTGGAGAAGCCAAGCCATTTAAGATTACAGCCGCTTCCGCAACCTCCATTACAGTGGATACAGCGGTCAGTAATACTGCATCGGGTCTTAGCTATGTGATTAGACCGGAACAAAGTAATCGCAGGCAGGTTGATTTCAGTGAGCCTGATGAGCCTGAGAGTGTTTCCAGTGTCAATGTGTTTACAGTACAGGAATACATTAACGATGATGACGATATTGTTGGTGCTTGCCCTTTAGGTCCTTATTTGTATTTGTGCGGAAGGCGACATAAGTATGCTTTTAGCTTTTCTGTCGATCCGTTGAGAGATGGAAGTGTTCGCTATGTAGATGATCGTGGTATTTTTAACCACTATTGTTGGGATGTGTTTGAAAATGCGGCGTACATGATGGATGATAGCGGTCCATATATTTTTGGTGGCTCAAGCCAGTCGATTGGGACTGCTATTCATGACTTGTGGCGACGAGATGGTGATGGAGACAAAATAGATTTTGCCAAGTCGGACAAGTTTCATGTAAAAGTGGACAGATCTAAGGCTCGGGTTTACTTTTTTGTAGCTTTCGAGGGTGATGCTGGTAGTTTTCCCAGACGTGCTTTGGTCTTCAATATCAGAAGGAAAACATGGGATCTATTTGAGTATCCTCAGCAAATCCCGACGTCCAGTTCGGTACAAATTAGTGGTGAAAATCGCCTTAGCTTTGGCGGCGAGAATTCCAAGGTATATTTAGCTGATCAAGGTACTACAGATGTTGTCACTTCCGAGACAGCTGGCACTGCAACGGGTGGCAGTAGCAACACTTTGTCTGATTCAGCTGCCTCCTTTACTAGTGGTATGGTTGGGGCTAGCGTATATATTTTTGATGGTACTGGTAAAGGGCAAAGACGTACAATTAGTGGTCAGACGTCGACCACATTAACAGTTTCAGCAAACTGGACAACGAATCCAGACACAACCAGTAAGTATGTTGTCGGTGCTATACCGTTTTCATGGAGAAGTTCATCTTTTCACTTCCCCATGGATGACGCTGAGCATAAGCGTTCTGTCGGAATTAAGTTTAAGCCCACAGCAGGTGACCAAAGGGTTGATATTCGGATTTATTACAACAATTCGACTACCCCAGCTTCCAATGGTATGCCTATGAAGCTAGGTGATGCCATAGAAGTGGGTGATACTAACACCGAAGATGCTGTTTTGTACATGAAGTCGGCTAGAAGTAGCCTAGAGAACGCATCGGGACACGAAATGTACCGCATTGATGGTATGTATAGCGGTACATCTCATGGTGACCATAAGATGTCTGTTGAGTTGCGTGGCTATGCTGGTGATAATGTCCCTGAAATCCAGACAGTAGACATAGAGGGGGTTGCTGAGTAGTGTATTCCCGCCATGCCATTCAATTTGACCGCTTACTGGATGCAGGCATGCTCCCAGAGCAGGTTGCGGTGTTGCGTGATATCTTCAGCAACGCCAATGTGGGGCTTGAGCACTCTGGCACAGTGACTTTTCGTGGATCGGTAGTGGCTCCCGCCATTCAATCGTGCAGATGGGCAGTAGCCCAGCACAATTGGGACTACAATGCGGACAGCAGCACTTATCCAAGTGACAAAGGCGGAATGAGCCTTGTGTTGTGCCGTGAAGCGGACGATTTCAAGGGTAATGGCACCACGGGTCGTGGCGATATGCAGATTTACCTTCCGGTAGGGCCGGGGGAGGACCCAAACGTGGTGGCCGGTGATGTAATCATGTTTTTTGAAGCTAAAGACGGCTCTAAGATTGCTCCGGGTTACGGCGACCACCGGATAGGCAGTGTTCGCATGGGTGTTCAGGGTGATAATGGCATTGAAGGCTGGAGCATCATGGACGGAACTGCTAATTCTAAAGATAATGGTGGATCGGGCCTGAATGTTGCAGATAAGTTCATGCGATGCTGGTCGTCTAGTTCCGATAGCGGTAATACGGGTGGTGCTGCCTCATCTGCGGTGTCAGTGACTGTAGGTGACCACAATATATCTGATGTTGCCAGTGGTATTGGTGCTCATGCGGGTTCGGACGTGGCTGGAACCATCTCAGATCACCCTGCAAGCGGGTTAAGCCATAAACACGAGGTATCAGACACAACTATAGGCACTGGAACTACGTCTACCGTAGGTGTTTTAACTGGAGACAGTGTTAGTGCAAATTTCTACACGAAACTTGCCAATGCTGGAGCAAGTGACTTAGCACACGCTGGTACAGGTAGTCTCTCGCACAGCGGAAGTGGTACAATATCGCATACAGTATCGGGTGGTAGTGTTGCTACCGTGCCGCCATACATGTATGTGGCAATGATGGAACGTCTTAATAATTCCAGAACAGGATTGGGTTTATAATGGCACGTGCAGAGGATTTTATTCGTAACTCAGCAAGGAATCAGCTGACTCAAGGACAACCACAAACCACTCAGGGGTCTGTCATGAATATAGCAGGCCCATGGGGGAATTCGACTGGTCCATCAGGACCGACTGGTCCAGACATTATAGAAGCCGCTGCACCAAGGCCGGGGAAGACGGGTCCATCCGCTCCATCAGGACCGACTGGCTCTAACCCACCCGTCTCTGGAATGGAAGGGCTGTATGGTGACATGCCTCCGGGGCCGGGTACGGGAGACCCGTATGATCCCAATAACTGGTCATCGGATAGTTTAAAGGTGTTGATGTCACTGGGTCTTACTACAGATCAAATTGTTTTCTTTGCTGAACAACTTGGCGACCCTTACTCCGCAAGCCCGGGTAACCCTGAATACCTGATTCAGCTAATTAAGAATGGAATGTATTTAGTCAGTGAGAATGGCGACTTAATGTCTGGTGATGAGATTGTCTTGCCCGGGCCAGCCGGGCCACCGGCGCCAGAAGATAAAGACAGTGATGGGGATGGAATTCCTGACAAACATGACGACAGCCCTTATGAACCTGATTACCTTCCTGACGAAGAGGAAGAGAAATATGAACATCCCGGGGATGATGGTCCGATTCCTGACGAGTGGCCTGACAAAGATGAGGAAGAGGAAGAAAACCCATTTGAGGGTGACGATATATTTGATGATGCTGAACCCGTTCCCGACGTTAATATTCCCCCGGGTGGCATTCAGGCTCCATGGGTGGACACTGGATTTTGGGATCTCTTTAAAGAGGCTGTTCGCGGTGACTGGACGGATGACCTTAATGAGGCCATGAAAGATTGGGCGGAATGGGATCAGAAGAAGGTCATGGCCGAGGCGGACTACAACTTCAAGGATAATATGCTTGATAAGTTGCTGGGTGAAGGTGGTCTTGGTGGTGGAGGTGGTGGTGGCGGCACTGATCGTGTAGGGCCTGTTGGTCTTGTCAACCTAGCGTTAAAGCAATGGGGTCGCTATCAGGATGCTGCTGGTAGAAAGGATGATCAAGGTTTTGATCAAGGTGCTGGGCCAATTGTGGATGCTGGTATTCAGCCTTCAAAATCCGTGGCGTCTGCCAAGAATTTAAACTTACTTCCCACCGGAACAACCAGCAGCAAAGCTACCACCGCTGGTGCTAACCAGCAGTTGCAGGACGTGATGTCTGGTGCAGGAAGTCCCATGGCTATCCAAAACATTGCTCAGATCACAGATGAAGCGCAGCAGAACGAACTTGCTAATGTAGGGACTGCTGCTACACGTGGTCTCGATGTGGCTGAGGCAGTGCAAGGTCTTGGTGCTCAGTCGTCTGCTATCCAGCAGCGAAAGAAGCTGGAAGACATGCGTCGTAAGGGTCAGATTTTACAAAATGCAGTACACGGTAAAGGGTTCTTTGCATAATGAATATGCCTTTTGATCAGCAAAAGCGAAAGAAAACGCCAAAAAATCCTATGTCTGGCAACTACGGTCAGGCTGCTAACATGGCCAAGCCAAAGCAGGCGGCTAGTTTTAAGAAGCCTGCGGCTAAACCTGTTCAGCAGGTAGCACAGCAAGCAGCGAAGGCTGCTCCTGTGAATGCGCTTGGCGCTGCGCTGGGTGGTACAGCACCGGCTCCAACGCAATCTCTGTCTGTAGGGTATCAAACTCCGGGTACTATTCTTCCTAACCCGAACCAGCCAGTAGGCGGTGGAGGTGGCCAAGGTGGAGGAGGTGGCCAAGGTGGAGGAGGTGTGCCGCAGGTGCCGCAGGTGCCGCAGGTGCCGCAGGTGCCGCAGGTGCCGAATTTCCCCGGGCAGGGGGGAATGCCAATGCCACAACTGCCACTCCCCAATATTTTATTACCGCCGAATGTAGGCAACTTCCCGCAGCAGTGGCCACCACAGCAACCACAGCAACCAAAACGACCTCGGGGTCCTATCATTGTTAATGTGCCGGATGGAGGGGGGCCGATGCCGGGTCCTGTTCCTCAACCACAGCCGCAACCACAGCCACAGCCACAGCCCCAACCACAACCGGGGCCGGGCGGTGATCAGCAACCTCAACCTGATCCTGCTCCACAACCACAGCCACAACCTCAACCCGATCCTGCTCCCCAACCGCAGCCCCAACCCCAGCCACAACCACAGCCCGGACCGCATGATTGGCCAGATTGGCCAGATCCGGGTCCTCGGCAACCGTTGCCAGATCCCGCTCCGCAGCCTCAGCCACGGCCTGATGAGCAACCTGAGGAGCGTCCTCGCACTCCGGGAAATGACTTTGATGAACGGCCCGGCGATGATATCGACATTGATAAGCCTATTCCGCCGATTAGTGAAATCCCGCCAAGTCCTCCAGTGGGCGAGAAGCCACTTGCACCACCAGCAGACACCCCTCCTTCGATCCCTCCGGTTGATGTGCCAACTTCGGGACCTGTCTCAGGACCTGTCTCAGGCCCTGTAGCACCGCCGATTGACTTGCCCGTCCCTACTGGCCCAACGTCAGGTCCGACTGTACCTCCGCATGGAGACCCGTTTCCTCCTGTAGGCGGTCCGCAACCGGGGCCTGCTCCACATCCAGCCCCTTTACCACAACCGGGTCCTTCGCCATTTGGGTTTGATATTGGTCGTGATAGCACGAGTGTGGTTGATCGGGAAGTTACCCAGCCGTCTGGATTGCAAGCAGCCTTGGAAGGCGGAGATGTCAGTGTTGATGTCGATACTGCGACTTCTCCATGGGATGATGTTGATGACATTAACCCATACGATGATGCTTTAGGGATACCAGAGTCTACCGCTCGTGCCCTTGAAGCTGCACAGCCAGCATTGTCTGAGATGCAGATAGATGAAGATACTGACGCTCGGGCTGCGCAAGAAGCACAGTGGTTATCAGAGCAGCAAGATCCTGTATCACAGAAAGTGTCACGTGTGCTGAAGGCGGTATCACCGCAAGCTGCTGCGCAACCAACAGTTGGAACTCAGAGTGTGGCAGAACCATCAGCACAGGCTGATATCCCATCCGGTGCTGACGATCTGGGAAGCTACAAATCCCATGCCAATGACCAGCGTCAGTGGTGGCGTTTCAGTCGTGGTAGCGACGGAAATATATACCGGCATCAGCAATTGGAAGGTTCAGATGGTTGGCGATTGCATACCAACAAGATGGATTCCAGTATGTTCGATGCCCTCACGCAGATGCAGGGGTATATACCGCCGGGGCAACTACCAGTTCAAGAGGCGGCACCTCAAACGCCAACTGCTGAGGAGAGGAACTGGGAACGGGAAATACTCGATGCCCGCAAGCGTGCCGCTGAGGAAAATAACCGTGCCGCTGAGGAAAAGCGTCAGGCAATGTTAGCTGAGCAGCACAACCGCCGACAACGGCGCCCTCAGTACAATTTCTCCGAGTCCCCCGGCATGAAGGATTTGAGAGAGCAGCAGGAGGCGGGTCGGGAACATATTCCGATGCTCCCTAACGAAAACGTTCTGGAATATCGCAGTCGACGTCGTTCAGAGGTTGTTAATGAGTTAGATGATATCGTTCGTAGTGAAGATCCGGGTAAGTGGGACGACTTCAGCTTTGATAAGTCCATAGAGGATGACAAAAAGTATTGGTTCATTGACCCACGTGTTGGTCTGGCGTTAGCTACCACCGGCAAGAGCGTAAAGCAGTTGTTCAGTGCTCTGAACCGCAAGGATTCCATCAACTCCCTACGTCTACTAGAAGACGAGGATGGCAACCGTCTATTCAGTAAGCAGAAAGAGAAGTTTGCAGAAGTAGGCGAGGCTGCATATGAGCCAGAAGTGGAACCAGAGCAATTAGACCTCGGACCTCCAGATCAACCAGACCGTGAAGAGCCACCAGTACCAGCAGAACCTCATGATGCGACTGAAGGGGAAGCTGCATGGAATATGTTCCTCAAAGACAAAGCATCTACGCCCGACGAATTATGGCAAGGTAGGGAAGAGTTAGGGATTGATAAAGCCTACGGATTGAAGATGCGTCAGGTTGATGAGAGGTACTTAGGGAACCGTTTTGGCCGCATGGGCAAGGGCAGCATGCGTGTGACGATCTTTGAAGGGCCAGATGGCCGTCGCTTTGAGCGTCGTGAGCATCTTGGAACTGATATGGCCAGCTGGTCTGAAGCTGATAAAGAAGCACCAGCCGAGAAACCAGATCCTTTCGCAGAAGTAGGTGATGCTGCTTATGAGCCAGAAGAAGAACCAGAGCGTCCGGATACGTATCCGCCACCAAGTCCGGGGATGCACATAGACCTCGATGATTATAATAAGTGGCGCAAAGCCAAGGATGAGGTGGACGGCAAGCAATATCAACCTAGCGAGGCAGACCAATCTTTACTAGACAAGGCTAGGGAGTCAGGCCGTTTTACTGCTCAGAAAACAGCAAGGAATCCAGCTGCTCCCATGGAGTATTTCGACCGGACCGGCAAGAGGTATTCGGAAGAAGAAGCCATAGAACTTCTACGCTATGAATCCCAGAAGGACGGCAAGCCTCCAGTCGAGAAACCAGATCCTTTCGCAGAAGTAGGTGAGGCAGCGTATGGACCAGAGGTTGAGCAGCCGGTGGATTTGTCTGGGCTTCCGACTGGGAAAACTGTGATGGGTGAGGATATTCCAACGGGGCGTGTTGACTTACCTCCACCAGAGGAAGATAGCCGTATAGCCAACATTAGCAACTCGTTAAAGAATTCTTTTGTTGGTGGGAGATCCGGCGGGGTTGAGATCAAGGACCGTTTTGGTAACTTCAATAGGCCAATGCGATTCACCATAAATGCTGGAACACGCAGCGAGACTTCTGTGTTGCGGTTTATGGGTGCGGACGGGAAGATGTACGCATATGGTCAGGTTGGTTACGGCGGTCGTGGTCCGGGTTGGATACCATGGGATCAGGTTCGTGATAGGGCCAGTGAGTTTAGAGGTGCGGTTCAAACGGACATGGAAAAGGATTGGCATGCTGCTGTTAAAGAATATACAGATGCTGACTTCAATAACCGTCAGTTTGACGAAATGGTTAAGAATCGTGATGCATGG